ACTCACCAAGATTTACTGTCTGATTAGAGGAATTGGTGTAGGACAGCGTGAGCATTTGACCTGTCTGCGCGAACTGCGTGGGGTCAGTATCCTCTGCGCCCTTGACGAGAATGTACTTCCCTTCCGAGGTGGTAAGTGCCTTGCCGTTCTTGTCGGCTAAAAGCATGATGGGATGAAGCTCATACTGCGAATAGGCGTAGAACTCAAAGGTATCGATATCGAGGGTGTCCCCGATAAGACCGATAGACTTCTCTACTGTCCCGCTACGCAGAAAGTTATCATCCACGCTTCCCTGTATTGAATTGCCGTTGTAGAACTTGATTGTATTCATTTCTGAACGATGGGAGCAGAGAGCTTGACTAAATACTCGCCCGAAGCCCTGTTTATCACATGGGCTTTGGTCACGTTGTTGGAATAACAGGTGTAGGTGGTTAGAGTGTTCGGGGTGTAGTAGTCAGTCCTAACGTAGAAAAATTCGGGCATTAAGAGTGCTTCTATCTGTGAAGCTATCGCATTGCTTATCGGGATGGTGGTTATGTTAAACTTATACTTGGTCGCAAGCCTGTCCCTAACCATCTCTGCGTTGTCTATAACCCGCCCCGCGTTACTCCCGTCAACATCGTTGCGTGACCCCTCAAGCCCTTGGTATTTGATATAGGGCGCGAGGGGGACGAACGCGCCGTTGGCGTAGCCTAACTTGGATGAGCCTGTCTGATTGTAAACTTCAAAGGTCATGCGTAAACTGTCGCTCCTGTGAGTGTGCGTCCTCTGTCAGCGGAACGTGCCACATCTCTGTCCGAGATTACCTGTGTATTGATTTCCTTTTCGGCTATCGCATTGACTATGGCGTTTGCCATCTGAAGGATTACCGAGTTGGTGTTGTCCATCGCGCTTTCCACACCGCTTGCGATACCATCAACGATCTGTGAGTTGTTCGCTACTGCGGTCTGATTGCCCATTGAGCCAACCAGTTCGGGAATGCCGTTTTCCCTCGCCATGAATATCTGACCCGAATCCACGAAACCACCGCTTGCCCTTCCCGGTAAAGAGCCAAAGTCATAATCGGCGTTTACTCTTGCGTTGATGTTAAGGGATTTGCCGGAGAGCCAGGACTTAAATGAGTTCCACTTGTCGGAAATACCTGTTTTGAGCTTTTCCACGAAGTCTTTGCCTGTGTTAAGGGCTTTCTCTAACAGGCTTTCTACAAACTCATCCACCTTTGTATCAAGTTCCCCAAACTTTTCCTTTGCCCACTCCGTGATATTGAGAGCATGGGCAGATGTCGCAAGACCCGCAGCACCCGCAGCTATTAAACCAAGTCCAAGCTGAAGCACACCAGGCGTACCGCCCGCTCCAAATACTAACAATGCACCAAGAGCAAGTGAAGCTGCGCTGACAATGCCTGTTATCACTCCGATGATAGTCCTTGTCTTTTCGGGTACGGCATCCCAACTCAACACCGCTGTTCCCGCAAGACCTACTGCTCCCGCAGCCATCATCGCAAGACCGATCTTTGCTCCGGCTGCGCTTCCCAAACCGCCTGAAGCGAAGAACAGGATAGTACCTATGGCAAGCAGAGCTGTGCTGATTATGGCGGTTATAGAGGTTATCCTCGCTGAAAGTGTTGAGCCGAGGATATCCCAATTAACTGCGGCGTATGTTCCGAATGAAGCAAGACCCGCAGCCATTAAGCCAAGTCCTAATGGAATGTTGCCAGTAAAGGCGAGGATCGTACCATAGGCAACCATTGTGAGTGAGGTGAAGAGGATGAGCGTTTCTAATTTGGTCTTGATGTCATTACGCAGATTATCATCCCATCCAAACGCCCCGGATATGCCCGTTGCCGCTATACCCGCTAAAATGCCACCGATGCCTAATCCGATATGCCCGGTAAGGAGAAGGATAGTTCCGAGGGCAAGCAATGTGGGAGCGGATAGTGCGACAAGTGAGCCGAGCTTTTCCTGGATGGTATTGCCCAGGCTGTCCCAATTAACTCCGGCAGATTTCCACAGCAGAGCAGCACCCGCTACAAACGCCGCTATGCCAGTTCCGATATGCCCTGTTAGCAGAAGTATCACTCCCGCTGCGAGAGCAAAACCCCCGGTTATCTTCTCGATGTTGGCAAGGTTAGTTCTGATTGCTTCCGTGATTCGGGCGAATCCATCGGATACTTCCGTTTCCTTGAACATCGAGGAATAGTCGAGTTCGGTCTTTAACCCGCTTCCTGTGCCGGAGTTGTCATTAAAGACATTCAGCTCATCAAATCCGAAAAGCTGTTTCTTCGCTTCCTTCGCGGCTTTCCCTACTCCGTCTAAACTGTCGGCGTAGTTGATGTTGTACTTGAGGGCTTCCGTGTAGAACTGGCTACCTTGCAAACCTTTGATAAACTGATTGACCGCATTGGTAGCGAAGATAAACGCTTCGGCTATAGCATTGACCACAGGCACAAGAGCCTGTAATATTGGCATTACCGCCGAGCCTACTGTGTTCTTTACCCAAAGGGAAATGGTGGCGAACTCACTCATCGTTGCGTTCGCCCTGGAAGCATCCAAAGAGTTCATCAGAGCGGAATACTGAACGAGGTTGTTTACGCCCTCTCTTAATCCCTCTGTGACCGCCTTGATAGCACCTCTGACTAATCGGTAGAACGCTATCCTCTTGATGGACATGAGGAATTTGTTGTAGGACTTTTCAGCCTTATTTACGCTCTTCGTGGTCTGCCCGAAAACCCGGTCGAGGAAACCAAGTTCTTTCTTCGCTTCCTTTGATGCCCCTGTGAGAGAGTTGAGTTTCTTGACCAATGAGTTTATCGATCTTGATGCGCTCACTGTACTCCCGGTTAGTTTAAGTTGAAGTTCGTTTACCATTTTTCCTGTCTATCGCATCCCCTATTGCGTTCATACGCTGAATGAGGTTTTCAAGCTCTTCTTCTTTGCGCTGTTCTTCCTCTTCTTTAGTCGGGGGGAATATCTCTATGGGTTTCTTCGGATATTCTGCGAGTTTCTCTCCCTTTTTAGAAAGCACGTTCTGAACGATAGTAGAGAGTGCCATGTAGAAGTAATAGCCTTGCAACCATAGTTCAAAGTTCCGCTCTTCTTTCTGTATTCTGTATGCCTTGCGGTATGCCCCCATGAGTTCGGCATCACCATGCCAATACTCTTCGGGGGACATACCTATTGCAAGATAAGAGGGGAACGCTTCGTCTGCAAGGTCGGAGAGCGATTTTACAGTTCTACTATCGTAGTAGGGTTTACATCGCTTTCCTCTGTAAAGCCCTCAAAAGGTTTCATGTACAGAGCTGACAATCTCTGCATAAACCCATCCGGGAGCTGCCCTATCCCATCAAATATCCTTTCGGCTTTTTCCATAGATACCGAGGGATGGTGCATCCTAAACGAATACCAAAACAGTTCATACATCTTCGACATCGGGAAGCGGTCTACATCTTCCAGGGCAAAGCCCCTGGCATCTGCAAACTTTACGCTCTTCTTGTCGAACTCAAGAGTATAAACTCTCCCATCTGTCTGATCCGTTATCTTGATGGGTCTTACTTCATCTACATCCTTTTTAGTAATAACTAATTCATCGCTCATCTTCGTTCTCCTTATTTAGTTTGAGGTTTATGTTGTTACCTTGGTCTGCCACCTATCGCATCCGTTGGGAACGATATTGAGGGACAGGTCAAATACGCTGTTGACCGAAGCACCCGCAAAGCCAAGGGGCTGCGGCATACCGCTCACGAAGAACGCCTTGGACAGCGTGGGGTGCTGAAACTGAAACCAACAAGCCTTGCTTGTGGCATAGGCGGTTTCGGCTGCGGTCACGCAAGTTCCCCAGGCGGTCTGAAGAGCATCAGAGTTGTTTGCGGTAAGAGTGATAACATCAGCATCGGCAAGACCCGCAAGCATACGGAACATTACAGTTTCCTCAAGCGGAGTGGCATCGATAGTTCCCGGAGTATTGGCAACCGCCGGGATATCTCTGATCTCCGTGAGCTTTACATAGCCCGAAGTGGGTCTTGTACCCGCTGTTGTTTCAACTGCGTAAGAAACGGTCATACCGAGGGTAGAAACACCATTCAGCATTTGATTTCTCCTTTATACATTGTGGTACATCTGATAAATAATGGTTGAGTTGTCCGATACGCCCTTCTGCACTATGGCTTCATAACGCATCGTGTATCGGTATATAGTTCTATCAATGTTCGGGGTCTGACCCGACATTGTTTTGGTGAACTTCAAGTTCTGCATGGTGGTATCTACCACTTCCGCAAGAGCTTTAGCGGTTGTTTTTAAGGACGGATCATTCGTGTAAACATTCACATCGTAAGTGATGAGCGCGTGTTCCTCTTGGAGTTCCGTGTGGGATGGTTGATAGGTGGAGTTGTTCACCTCTACCACGCTCACGCAAGGGAACTTTGAAGGAGCGTCTACATACATACTCTGCACGTTCAGATCAGGGTATTCAGTTGTGTAGGTCGAAAGTGCCGTTGCAACGGCATTGACCACGATGTTTTCTATGTCTATCACTTGAACACCTCTGCCGCTATTTCTTCGATGCGGTTTATGATGGCTTCTTTAGCGTACTGCATACCCGGCATCGGAACTGTACCCGTGAACTTCGTTCCGTAGTAAATCCAATATCCTTTGGTGGAGTATTGCTGCTGATGGGTTTCCGACCATGAGCCGGGTGCTACTTCTATCTCCCCTAAATCGAAATCGTTGGGGATCGCTCCGGCATAGTTGCCTGTACCAAATTCGATGAAGAATACCTGTTCACCTTTAGCTGTGAGGGAGTATCCATTCTTTGTGGGTAGGGTTTCGATGGAATAATCCTCGTTCCCTTCCCATCTTGCAGCCGAGTAATAACTCTCTACTATCGGTCTGCCTACTTCCTCTACCAACCTTCGGCAAAGTTCATCCATCCGTTCTTCAAGGGTAGATTCTAATCGCTCTAATTGTGCGATATAGTTCTCTATTCCCCGAATATCGAATACATCAATCTGCACTTGTGATTACTCCCGGACTTACGGAAACCTCACGAATGGCAAAGGATAAGCTGTTGATGCTCTCTGCCCTTCTCACAACAACATAGTTGTGCGGGTCGGTTGTGGGAATGTTTATCCACAGCCTGGTGGTTTCCGTGAAGGGGCATGACATATCGGATGTGGTTATCACGTTCGTGTAGTTCTCGTTGATGCCAAACTGTTCCAAATCTGCCGCTCCCCTTGCGGGTGAGATGTTTGCCCGGTATTCGGTGATTGCGGAATAGGACGGAACATATTGCCCTGTCCTGTTGCCGTAATCATCTATAAGTTCTGTTACTCCTGTATAGAGGGCGTAATAGAATTTTTTCTTGTTCCGAGCTAAATCTTTCAAAACCTTGCCACCTGTATGACTTCCATCAGCAAATCTTCATCGTTTACCGATCCGTAGGTACGATTTATGCCATTCTCCGAATGAGCTATCTCCGGCTCTGCACCCCTTCTGAAGAAGTACCTCGATGCGAGTTCGCATTGGAGCATTTCATACTCTTTAGGTACGCTTGCGGATGCGGGCTGCTTAAAGGGATATCTCCTTCTTAAAATCGCCGCTTCTGCCTTTTTCAGATAGACAGACACCACAGCATCCGTGGCTTCGGAATCGTTTATGAAAGCCTGTGTAGTTGTGATCTTTTCTTCGTCCGTCATTTCTGTTCTTTCTTTTTAGTAGTTTTCTTCTTGGGTTTCTCTTCTTTCGGAGCTACCCATTCCTTTGTGTCTGACAGTATCCCTACTGTAGTGCTGCCATCGGGGTTTTTTCTTTCGTCTATCTTCATATCAAGTCCATGTAATGCGTTATCGGCATCGTCTCTTTAGGGGTGATGGGGATGTAGGTGATGTGTCCGCATCTCACATCCGGGTCGGCGTAGATGCTCATGCCTAAATCCGTCCATCTCTTACAAAATGCGATATCCTCACCTGCGTGGATCGTGGGAAGGAAGAATACTCCGTAATTTTTACGGACTATCTTCAGAACATCCGTCTCCATGAGTACGCATCCGAAACCGCAAGCGTCTATTTTGAAAACTTCGTTCGGGAGTTCCGTGAGCCTTTGACCATGCTCCAAATCCGAGTAGATACATATCGCAAACGGCTTTCTTCTTGACCTGTATATCCCCGTGATAAATGGCTTCTTCTTTGCGTAGAGTATCTCCACTATATCCGAGGTAAACTGGATGTCTGAATCGAGCCAAAGAACGTGCGTGAACTTTTCATCTATGGCTATGTTAGAGATTTCATCCCGCGCCATGTAGATCAATGACCCTTCGTGGAAGTGGACATCGTAATCTACTCCGATATCTGACAGCCTTTTGCACAATTTGGTTAAGGACTGTGCAAATTCGTATCTGACAGTATCCATACACGGGATGGCTATCAGTAACCTCATCTCATCTCCTTACTCCGATGATCTGATGGGATACATGACCTAACAGGACTTTGGGATGTGCGTATATCTTGCCCCCTAAAGATGCCCACCTCTCGCAAAAGGCTATATCTTCGCCTACTCCGTTCATCGGGGTAAAACAGGTGAAGTGATAACCTCTTACTTGCTTTAGGACTTCTACCGAGGTCAGAACACACCCGAATCCGCAGTATCCTATCTCAAACACATCATCGGGAATCTCAACGAATCGCTCATATCTCTGGCTCTTCTTGAAGATGGCTAAACGCATTTCGCCCCTTCTGTCCCTGTAAATACCCGATATGAAAGGCTTGTTTGCAGAGAGCAGAAGGTCGAATATGTTGTCCTCAAACACCATGTCCGAGTCGAGCCAAAGTACATGAGTGTAATCGTTGATAGCTTCATCTGATAGGGCTTCCCTTGCGGTATAGACCAGGCTTCCTTCATGGAAACGGATGGTAAAGTCTATCCCCTCTCTCGCAAGCCTTTTGGAAAGATTGGATAAGCTCTCCGCAAATTCATATCTAACTGTATCTCCGCAAGGGATCGCTATCAGTAACTTCATTATGTTGTTGCAGACGCTTTCTTGTGAACGTAGATGCCATAAGTTTTGTTGGCAAGTACGAAGCAATCATGCACTACTCTGTAGTTAACTCTCCAAGCGTCAGCGTCAAAGACCTGTGCGGGGCTGAACAGACGCGGAGCGAAGTGCTTGATTACCTGTACAACGGCAGACGGGTGGACGATCATAAAGTTGATATCTACGCCCGCTGTGGAGAAGCCGCCTGTGGAAGAAGCATCGGACGGCTGCGCCAGGGTGATGGAAGTGTTGAATCTGCCAGACGGAACACGGATTACACGCAGAGCGTCATACATCTCGATGTTGCCGTTTACGTTCGGATCGCCGTTTTCGGTGAAACGGGTGATATCGCCCTTCAGATAGGAATAGATGGTCGGGTTGACGAACAGTATCCTTCCCTCATACGGAACTTCCTTATCATCCATAGTGGCGATAGCGGTCTGAATGAGGTCGGCAATGTTATCGGAAGAGGACAGAGTGGCGGTTACTGTGCTGCCCGCACCCGCCGCATACTTGGCAAACCTGTAGGCATCGATTTCGGGGACAATGTGTACTCTCTCAAACTCCGAGAGGGTGTTGCCTACCATCTGACCAAGCACTTCTTCGTTATCCATAACATCGATGTTGAAGGAGCGTCCCCTATCTTTGGTGATCTGAAGGGTTTCCCATGTAACATCGGCAGAGCCGGGGACATAGCCCGCGTTTCTGCTGTAATCTCCAAGACCATCGAGGTCGAGCTTCATAACCTTCGCGGTGTCCGCGCCAATCCAATTGATTCTCTCATTGGCTGTGTCGAGGACAGAGGAAAGGCTTTCTCTCTTGTACACTTCATCGAGCAGAGGAAGGTACTTCTGTGCAAGTGCTACGCTGTTATTAACAGGTGCAGCCATTGTATTAGCCATTTGTTACTCCTTTTACTTGGGTGGAAGCCCCATCCACCTTCTCATGTTCTCGTTTTCGATGTCCTCTGCGGTCTTTCCCGTCATAGGCATTCCCATCGAGAGTGAGGGCTGTGCATTAAGAGCTTCCTGTTTTACCTTTAACTTCTGATTTTCGAGGAATGACTTCTGCTGTTCAAAGAACGAATCATCTATCCCTTCGGGGAGCGAAGCTGCCATACTTTTAGCGGTGTCTATGTCGAAACCGCTTTCAATGAGCTTCGCCGTGTAGTTGGCTACCCTCTCATTGGTCTTGTAGGACGCAAGCTGTGTCTGCATCTCGTTGAACGCATCTTCTCTTT